TATGCAATATAATATGTCTCCAGAAACACTTGTCAATAATCCGAAACACTTTGATATACAAATTAAAGATCTTCTTAAAGGTGAAGATGATTTATCTGATTTACAAGAAGCGGATTATTGTATGGCATCAAACGGTAGATGTTTCACAAGAGATAAACAAGGCATCTTCCCCGAGATTGTTCAAAAGTTATTTGACGATAGAAAACAATATAAGAAGCTGATGCTTGATGCACAAGCCGAATATGAGAAAACTAAAAATCCTATTTGGCAAAAAGAGATATCGAAGTATAACAATTTTCAGATGGCTCGAAAAATTCAGATGAATTCGTTATTCGGAGCTTGGGCAAATGAGTATTTTAGATTTTATGATTCGAACATTGCTGAAGGCATCACATTAACAGGTCAGTATATTATTCAGAAAGTAGGCAGGGATCTTGACGCATATCTAAATAAGATTTGCGGAACAAAGGATCACAGCTACTCATTCTATTCTGATACTGATTCTTGTTATGTTACCTTCGCTCCTCTTGTAGAAAAATTCTATAAAGATAAAGATCCAGAAAAGATTGTAGATATTCTTGATGAAATATGCGAGGGTAAGATTCAGGAGATTCTAAATAAGAGTTGTAATCAAATTGCAGATTATACTAATGCTTTTGATAAAAAGATTTATTTTAAAAGAGAAGCAATCGCAGAAACAGGTGTATGGGTAGCTAAGAAAAGATATGCTTTAAATGTCTATAATAACGAAGGGGTTAAATATTCAGAACCTAAGTTAAAGGTTATGGGATTAGAAATTGTTAGATCTTCTACACCCGAACCGATTAGAGATGGATTGCGTAAAGCAGTTAAACTTGCATTAACATCTGATGAACAAACACTACAAGATTACATACGAGTATTTGAAACAGAATATAGAAAGATGAAACCTGAATTGATTTCCTTTCCTAGGGGTGTTAACGGAATCTATAAATATACAGATAGAGCAGCCATATATAAACAGGCTACACCAATGCATGTCAGAGGTGCACTATTATATAATTTTTACCTGGACAAATATGATTTGGGTAAAAAATATGAAAAGATTAAAGAAGGCGATAAGATTAAGTTCATATACTTAAAAGAACCTAATACTATCGGCGAAAATTGTATAGCTTTCAATACTATTATACCGCCTGAGTTTGATCTGATAAAGTTTGCAGATTATGATACTATGTTCGAGAAGTCATTCTTGGAACCTATGAATACAATATTAAACGGAATAGGATGGTCGGCTAAACCCCAAGCAACATTAGAAGGATTATTCGGATGAAAAAATTATTAGTAACATTATTTGTGGCGTTAGTTGCTACAGGATCTCAGGCATGGGATCAACGCGAACCAATGCCCTTAGAACAATGTAAAGTACATAGCCCATTTGGTTTTGCGGACAGTGCAAAGAAGTATACACCAATTTGCCGGCAAGCATATTTTGTAGCATATGATGCTCCTGCAAAGATTCCTGCATATGTAGCGTATACATTAGAACCAAAAAATGCTCTTGGTTGTATTGCAAGAACAAATGCTTTTGCTGCAGATCAATCTGTTAAAAATGGGCCTAGACCAGATGACTATGCTGGAACAGGATATGACAAAGGACACGTATCGCCCGATGGCGACTTAAGCTGGGATCAGCAAGTTGAATATGAGTCATTCCTAATGACTAATATGGTTCCCCAAGCAGGTTCATTAAATAGAGGTATTTGGAAACTATTAGAAACATCTGTGCGAGCATGGACAGTTCAATTAGATGCACCATATACAATTTACGGTGGCGGCATTTATTCTGACACAAATAAGAAAATTGGTTCGGGTGTTATTGTTCCCCACGCATATTATAAAATTGTTATTAATCGTAAAACAAACGAATATGCTGCTTGGATGTTTCCGCATGTTGGACCTTATCCTAATTTAGGTAATGATTTAACAAAGTTTAGAGTACGTGTTTCAGATGTGAACAAGGAAGCAAAGATTGCATTTGGAGTACCACCTAATGGTAAAGAATTACAACCCGGCAAAGAGTGGCCTGTGGACTTTGGTAAACTAACCAAAGATAAAAGAGCAAAGTGTGGATCAAAAGCATCTGCAGATTGATCTTTTCACTTGACAAATACAGCGTCATACATTATAATATACTATATACATAAGGAGATACTATGTCATTACTTGAGAAATTGAAGAAAAATTCGACGATCAAGGAAACAGAAGTTTTAAATAAATCTAAGTTCTTTCAAAAGAAAGATATGATTCAAACCTCTGTTCCTATGATCAATGTGGCGTTGTCGGGAAGTTTAGAAGGTGGATTGACCCCAGGCTTAACAGTTTTTGCTGGTCCTTCTAAACATTTTAAGACCGCCTTTTCATTATTACTTGCGAAAGCTTATCTGGAAAAATATGAAGATGCTATTTTATTGTTTTATGATTCTGAGTTTGGTAGCCCTCAGTCTTATTTCGATAGTTTTGGGATTGATACGAACAGGGTACTACATACCCCTATAACAGATATCGAACAATTAAAGTTTGATATTATGAGTCAGATCAACAATATTGAACGGGGCGACCATGTTCTTATTTGTATTGACTCAGTAGGCAACCTTGCTTCTAAGAAAGAAGTTGATGATGCACTTGAAGGTAAGTCTGTTGCAGATATGACTCGTGCTAAACAGATGAAGTCTTTATTTAGAATGGTAACACCTCATTTGACGATCAAGGATATTCCTATGGTTGTTGTTAATCATACCTATTCAGAAATTGGTTTGTTTCCTAAACAGATTGTATCTGGCGGAACAGGCATTTATTATTCTGCAGACAACATCTTCATTATTGGTCGCCAACAGGAAAAAGATGGTACAGAGGTTGTAGGGTATAACTTTATTGTGAATGTAGAGAAATCTAGATTCGTAAGAGAAAAATCTAAGATTCCGGTTGAAGTAACATTTGAGGGTGGTATTAGTACTTGGTCCGGTCTATTGGATGTGGCAATTGAAGGCAAATTTGTTGTTAAGCCATCTAATGGATGGTACTCAAAAGTAGATATGAAGACAGGCGAAGTAGAGGATAAAAAGTATCGTATCAAAGACACATATACAAAAGAATTCTGGATGCCTGTTCTTCAATCAAAAGCATTCCGGGATTATATTGAAGGTCGCTATAAAGTAGCATCCATTGATATGGTTGGAACAGAAATGACAAACATAGATATAAGCGAGGAGTTCGAGCATGCAAGTGAAGTATGAACCATGGGTGTTAAAAACAGAGGACAATGAAGTCTGGGGCGTGAAAATTTTAGATGGTGAGTTCGCAGGTTGCGCATTTGCTATTAATGAACTGGATGAAAAAGAAGGTTCTAAAGAATTAATATTAGACTATAATGTAGTTCAGCCTCCAGAAAATAAATCTGTTGAAGATGCTAGCGGACCTAATTTTGAAGCAGCACTAAATTTTATTATTCAAGACATTTTACAAAAGGCAATTGATGCATACGAAAATCGAGAAGGTAATCCTACAGAACCTGGCGAATGATGATGTTTTTATGAGAAAAGTAATCCCGTTCTTAAAGCGGGATTACTTTATTGACAACAACGAAAAGATAGTTTATGATAAGATTAAGAATTTTATAGATGAGTATAATGTAATACCTACAAAGGACGCGTTGGTTATTGCAGCTCAAAATGATAAAAGCTTAAACGAAGATCAGTATAAGGAAATTGTAGAACTTATACATGACCTTGAACCTACAGACCATAATAAAGATTGGCTGTATAAAGAAACAGAAAAGTTCTGTAAGGACAAAGCAATCTACAATGCTATTCTACAATCTATTTCAATTATAGATGGTAGAGACAAAGCAAGATCTGAGGATGGTATTCCTCAGCTTTTGCAGGATGCTCTAGGAGTGTGCTTCGACAATAATGTTGGGCATGACTACATTGAGAGCGCAGACAAGCGATATGAATTCTATCACCGCGTAGAGTCTAGAGTTCCTTTTGACTTGGAATACTTTAACAAAATTACTAATGGTGGGATGCCTAATAAGACGTTGAATGTTTGTTTGGCGGGAACGGGTGTTGGTAAATCTTTGTTTATGTGTCACGTTGCAGCCTCGGTACTAGCACAAGGCAAGAATGTTTTGTATATTACTTTAGAGATGGCTGAGGAAAGAATTGCAGAACGTATTGATGCGAATTTAATGAACATCACTATGGATCAACTCAAAGATCTCCCTAAATCTATTTTCGATAATCGTATTGAAAAGATTAGGGCAAAGACAGAAGGTACTCTAATTATTAAAGAATATCCTACTACTGGTGCACACACAGGTCACTTTAAAGCATTATTAAATGAACTACAACTAAAAAGACAGTTTAAACCAGATCTTATTGTAATTGATTATTTAAATATTTGTGCATCATCTAGATTCAAAGGTGGTTCTAATATTAATTCTTATACGTTAATTAAGTCGATTGCTGAGGAACTTAGGGGCCTGGCAGTGGAAGAGAATGTTCCTATTCTTTCTGCTACTCAGACTACTAGGGGAGGGTATGGTAACACAGACGTGGAACTAACAGATACTTCCGAATCGTTTGGTTTGCCTGCGACAGTAGACTTTATGTTTGCCTTGATATCCACAGAGGATATGGAAAAGATGAATCAACTGATGGTTAAACAGTTGAAGAATAGATATAACGATCCTACAACGAATAAACGATTTGTGATAGGTGTAGATAGAGCGAAGATGAAATTATATGATCTTGAACAATCTGCACAAAAGGGATTGAGCGATTCTAACATCAAATATGATCCACCGAAAGAAACTGATAGACAAAAAGGCATCTTCGGAGATAACAAACGAGACTTTTCAAAAATAAGGGTGTAGTATGCAATCACTAAAGAATACTAAATTATCCGAAACAAATTTAAGACTAAAAGCCAATGTCGTTTTGAAGGAAATAGATAGTCCTATTCCAATGAACATTAAAGAATTGAAGGACATAAGTAAACTTGAATCCCATCAAATCATTGAAGGTGTAGATTTAACTTATATTAAACATATAAATAATTTATAGCAACAAGGGAGATCCTATGATAGTAAGTGTAAACGGAGCTAGAAATAGAGAATTAACTAAGTTACTTAAATTAGCAGCACAATCATTCGCTGATAAATTACTTTCCCCGCAACTAGAAAAGAACATCCAATTAAAGATCAAAATACATGATCAGTTGGAAGCTGGCGGTTTCTGCGATTTTGAAGAAGAGGGATTGCCAAATCCTCGAAGTTTTAAAATAGATATTTGCAGAACAAAAAAGAAGATACATATGTTCTCAGTACTTGCACATGAAATGGTTCATCTTAAACAAATGGCAAAAGGTGAAATGAAAGACAAGTATGTTAAATCTAGATACATTACTGTTTGGATGGGGGATAGATACGAAGATGATGTTAACTATTGGGATCAACCTTGGGAAATAGAAGCGTATGGTTTAGAAAATAGTTTAGTTGCTAAGTTTTTAATTGAGCATAATCAATTCAAGAATCTTCGTCAGAAGCAGGAGAATTGGTTTGTGTATGAAGAAGATAATGTTTTGGATGAGTGATAGGAATATATCATGTAGTTCAAACTTAATTATAAGGAGAAGAAATGGAAAATTTAACATTTACATTTTATGATATAGTACAAATTGTTTTATTGTTGGCTGCGTGTTGGGCTTGTAAGGTTTCGGGATATCAAAAGGGCATATCAGATACAATAGGATTTTTTGAGGATAAAGGAATTATAGAACTTACAGACGATCTAGAAATAGTCAAGAAGAAAGATTAATAATAAAATATTACCCCAGCAAGGACTGGGGTATTTTTTTGGCTAAAAAAT